CTGAGCTGGACTGTAATTGTAATACTCTGATCGCCAGTTGTGAGCTGATAATCTATTAGGTTCCATCTTGGATCCAAAGAAATGATTCTGCGAACGTCTTCGTCTGCTGCATCAATAACAATTTGATCAAGAGGCTCAAAAACTAGTTCTGGCAGAATACTACCAAACTCTGGTTCGCCCAGGCGCTCTCCGCGCCGCGTGTAAAAATGGTTAAGTAAGTCGCGAACAGCCAGAGCTTTATCTTCTAGCGTCCTTGTGCCTGTTCGTTTACCGTATGTGCTGAAACCTAAAAATGTTGCCATAATAGTATTTATGTTGTAGGAAAGGTGCTTTTTTGGTTGACAAGCAAGGCGTTTTGCTGTAGATTGATATTGTAAGCAAAGGAGATATGACATGCTAGATTTTGTAAAGTTTTTCGAAAAAGATATCGTAAGCGGCAAAGCCAAAAATGTTGGAGACAAATTTGTTGCGTTTTTCATGATTGGTAACATGGAATTTGAAGTTATTGAAGTTCACAATGATTGCTTTATTGGAAAGGCTATATAAATGACACTTGTAATTCAAGCAAACCCCGCAGTAGACTATATCCAAGGCGATGGTGTTTACAAGTCAGGTGACACCATGGCGATGCCATTTGAATCTAAGCGTTACGGTACAATGTACCATCGTTTCCAAGTTGGCACAATTGCAGGACATGCCGAACAAGACGGTAAAGATGTTGATCAGGCTGTACAGGAATGTAACCAGAAAATGATTGACTTCCCATATATGGGTCACAAGCTGGCTTGGGCGTTTGGATTGGCGGTCACACTTACATCCGAGCCACGTGAAAAGCTAGTTATCAAGGCGCAAAGCTGGGACGACATCATTGAGTTGGATGGGAAGCGTTATTCCCTTAGCAAAGCAGCAAACCAAAACGTGGCCCTTACAGAGATTTAATATAGCTAAGTTAGCTAAGTGGTGGCCTGTGCCACCACTCTACGCTGTCTGACATCACTCATGCCTGGCAAAAATGAGCCTAGCTGACGATAGTATACAAATTCTGTCTGTTTCTTAATGAAGTCATCCGTTATACCTGAGGTATATAATTTACGCAATCGTTGTATACCTGACACCACCTGCATATCTCTATTTTTGTTGCTAGAATAATCTGCGAGCCGCATAACTCTTGCCTCTTTTTTACGGAGGTTAGGGTTCACATTTCCTCTAGCGATAATGTCAGCAGCTAGTAACCAATTACCATTTTTAACTGCATCTGCTAGGTCGTATGTTCCCTCTTCAGCTTCAACGCGGCGCCAATCACCTGTATCAATATAGAGGCTGAGTAGTGCGTCATATGATGTCTGTGTAATACCATTAATTGGTAGTTGCGCACGAAGCTTCCGCTGTTCATTGCGCAACCAACCTACCCATTCAGCATACGCCTGTGATTCTGTATATCCTTGAACATCATCAACGTCACCAATACCATAACCAATTTCAATTAAACCTGAATCAGGGTTTACAGTTTTGCTGCCATTCCAAGTTTTTTCAGCCAGGATTACATCTATCATTTTTTCACTTACAATCGCAATTCCTTTGTTGATTATGAATTGTACTGCAAATTCATCTTGAATGGTAAATGTTTCCCACTGTATTCTTCTATTGGCGTCTGGCAGGCGTAACATTATGCAAATCCTCCAGCTACGTGTTTTTGTGCGGTCGCGCGTGCATACGGTGGTACATATTGGATAGAATATTGTCCGTTTGGTCCGCGATTCCAGGCCGCCCGCGCGCCATCACGCACGTCAAAGTGTAGATTGCCGCTTGAATAAATTCCAATTCCCCTAATACCAATAGAGCTAGCATATGCAATCATTTGTAATCTCTCATTATTGGTATAGGTTGCCGCGCCAACGTCAATAGCATTACCTAACATATGTTGACTAAACTTTGCGCCGCTTGCCGCTGTATTACGGGCAGGGGTTCTAAATCCAGAGTTAATAGTAAAAATAGTACCAAATTGTTTTGCAACTTGATTGGCTAACGTAAGAACACGGGGGTTGACACGACGATCATTGCCCGGTGCCCAGCGGAGGTTTGGATAAGTGTCATCTGCCTCAGCAAATGGATCCTCATATTGCCCAGTCTGATCGTTATATCCTCGGCCTTCTGACGGAGTGCCGTAGTAGAAACTTTGGCTACTTTGCGCTGCACCGCTCGCAGACGCGCTGTCTAGTGTGCTAACGTCCAAGTGTCCTGCCCAAGGCTCTGCCTCAGGAACGCGTCGCGATACACTTTCTGTGACTGATGTGTTTCCTGCTAGTTGGTTAATGTGTGGTACCGCCGCCGCTGCGGCTGGCGCACCATTCATATCAATACGTGACGCAGTTTCACGATAGTTGCCAGACACGCGAACGTTTCCATTTGCATCTGCTTGTAGGTTCATGTTAGCTGCACATTTCATATTGAAGCTACCTCTACTAGCCTCCAATTTGATTCCTTGGGCACCAAGTGCTTTCATCTGTATGTCACGACCTGTTTGTAGGTTAAAATTACCACCACAATGTAAGTTAAAATCACCTTCAGTGTGATAATTGATTGAGCTAGCAGCATAGATGTCTAAGTCACCGTTACGGTTCATTTCAATCCACACATTGCCTTCACGGTTAATGATGTATGTGAGACCGTTTGTATCGTCCATCAGTATTTGTGCGCCACCGGCTGTGCGCATTTGCATACGCAAGCTATCACCATCTTCTTGATTACCATCGTCCATAACAATAGCATGGCCAACTGGGCTGCTTATACCACTCACTTGTGGTGAGTTATCACGTGATGGGCTTGAGTAATTTTGTCCTCTAATACGGTCTCCGGCTATTCCCTGAACACGCAGACGTTCTGCTTGTGGGTGTTCAGGTGGTGGCGTGCTTGAGTCGTTAGCTGTTTCCGCTGTTTCTTGTCCAATTGTAGTTTCACCAGACGCAGTGGTCTTGGTTAAACCAGCACCACTTAAACCAGACTGGCGATCCATGTCAGGCAATACACCGATAATGATACCACTGTGAGTATCGCCACTAAATGCAACTAAGACTTCGTTACCTTGGTCAGGCGGCGGTCCAAAGGCACCATATGAATCTTGTCCACCATTTTGAGATGGAATTGTCGTTCCGCCAAATGGCATTGCCTGGCGGCACCACATTGCGCCCTTCCACTCACTGCCATCAGACGCCGTGCCTGGATCTTGGCCAGGCGGGGAGAGCCCATAAAATTTCATAATATGAACTCTTACTCGTCCCTTTTTTTCAGGGTCTGAATTATTAACAACTACTCCACGATAGATTCCTGCAGGAATCTTGAAGCCTTTTCCCATAACATTATGGTTAAAATTATCTCTAACTTTCTTACTTGGGGTATCAACACTTCTATTAATAGACATTATGGTGACCCTCCTATTCTACTTATTAAATTACGAAATGCGTTTTCGCCTGCTTGGGCTGGGTCAACTGTTGACTTGAGCCTGGTACTTGCTGTACCAGTCGAATCAGAACTATTATCTGACAAATCATCTTTTACTGTTGGTGTGTTTGTTCCTAAATCTCGAACTGCACTCAAATACATAGTAAACTGTCCATCTCTGTATTTTGAAATCACGTTACGAACAGTATAGTATCCACTGACTTCATATTCACTAGATGGTTTGCGCCGTCCTTGAATGTCCTCAACAGGTTGTGGTAAATTCATATTCAAGAAGAATCCGTTTGTTCCTCTTTCAAAATCAGCTAAACTATCACTTTCCATAAGTCCAGTAGTATAGAAACTATTTGGCTTACCAAGCCAAAATGGGTCGCCGCGTATACCTAGCTCAATCTGAACCAAGTCTGCAGGGTTATCAATATTGGCTAGTAGTGCACCAAAACGTAGCTTACCACCCCGGTTATCGTTGTCTGATCCTCCAGCGTCATCATCATTGATAACATCTTGTGCAAATCTCAATCGTACCGCCACTTCTTCTGGACTGTATCCATTTGTCTCACTCAATTCTTGCGTAAAGATATCTGCTGCACCTCGCAATTCAGATATTTCTGCTTGAATCTGTGCGTTAATACCACTAATTTCGTCACCAAGTGACGATGTTGGTGCGTTTGATCCGCGCGACCTGGCACGTTGCTGGTATGTGCTTGCTGCCCTCGACTTTTGACTATTGAGGCTTGAAATTTTCTGCCTGATACGGTCAGCTTCAGCTTGGAAGCGAGCCGTCAATGATGGTGGGGCTTGACTTTCAACTGGCACTAGTACATTCGCATCACCAGTCTGGCCGCCGCCATAAGGCGTAACATAAAAATACGCCCTATTAAATTTAATTTCAAATTCTAATACTTCAGTATTTTTTCCTGTAAAAATGTAATCATATCGTTTGCGCAACAATTGTGATTCTCGAATATTCGCCAGTCGTTTTGTTTGTATCCCAGAATCAGTTATGCCTGTTACATATGCGGTAGGACTAATAATTTCATCTGCTATAATATAAGGAACAACACGATATGAAATTATTTTTGAATACTCACCACGTAAAATATCATAAACGCTATACTCTAAATTAGAAATAACTTTATGAAATACAGGTAATTCTGCAAGTGTACTTTGTACATCTTCATTTGGACTCGTTCTTGCAAACTCACTATTACTATTGCCAGAAAGTACAATATTTTTATATTCCTTTGTAAGTCCAAGAATTACATTAACTAAATCAGTAAAATTAGTACCGTTTGGTACTGTGATTTGTAGTTGTCTTTCACCACCAGGACCTGATGCTATAATATTGATACCGTTTTGTGTTTTTTCTTCTGTTAGTGCCTGGAATTCCCATTGGGTCCAACTTTGAATAGAATCATCAAATGCAATTTCAAAAGTGTCTGGATATAGTTGATCTGTTGCGAACGCGATAGAGTCTGACGCTGCTATGTTTGCTTCAAGGTTGAATTTTTCAAAGAAATCACCAACAGTTGATGCTTCAATAGTAATCTGTGTACGTATAACGTTATTCAAATAGCTATACGCATTGGTAGAATTTTCAACAGCCTCTATATAATAATGTGTGCCACCTGCGTCTACTTTAAATTCAAAACTTTGTATTATGACTGGCCAATGGAAAATCTGTGGGTACTTTCGCGCAGCACCTGTTGGCATCCTGCCATTAAATTCAATACGTAGCAAATATATAGCTAATTTATGATCAACAATTCCCAACTCACTTGCCAATTTTCGCAATGTGTCAAGCAGCGTAACACCATTTGCTTCAGCAATTGTCATGCTAAACCGATTTCCAAATGTTGATCTTACTTTGTTGTGTCCAACAACATAAATTTGTTCTAAATCATTAATATTGTATGCTGCCAATCTAGCATTATCAGCAACCAATCGTGCATTGTTGTTACTGATATTTTTTTCCATTAAATGCACAGCATCAGGAGGAATCATATATAACGAAATATTATATGTGTAGGTGTCGTACGAATTAAGTGGGTTTGGTAAATAGGTCATTATATTCCTGAAACAAAGTTGCGAGTTGGAACAAGTATTTTTGTACCAAGAGTAAAATCATTGATTGGATCTAATATTTGATTACGATTATACACTGCAAAGATCCACCAATATGCTGCGTCATCGTATAGCTCATATGCTAACAAATCTGGTCGTTTGTTGAATTTTTGTGTGATAGTAAACTCATTAGTCTTAGTATAGTCTGGCGAAAAGGGTGGCGTGTATACACTAGTATAACCATTTACAATTGCTGTCTGACTAAGATGACTTGTCTTTTTATATGCCATTAAATAAATCCTCCGCGACCATTTCCTCTATACCCTCGTCCGTTTGCAAACTCTTCAAGATTGAAACCATTTTGAATTTGTGCGCTGTATTGTGGTAATAGATCCATTGATATTGTCATAACACTAGGTATCTGCACAACTTCACCAGCCGTCTCAACTTCTATGTAATCAACACCATCCTCGTAGATAAAGTTGAAGCTACCAAGTAAAACCGGAATACGATGGAAATTGTATGTTCCATATGCACTAAACTCTAATACAGGTGGAGGCGTTCCAGCATCATCATCAAGCAAACCAAAGTTCATTTTACTGGTGACACGAAGGAAATGCATCACGCCTACTGTGTAAGCTGCTTCAGCAGGGGTTTGACTAGCAAACGTTCCTGTAACTTGTATTTGTGGGTTACGTGTTCTGCTGTATGAATTCTGTTGATAGTTTGTGTGAACAAGATCATATTGACTATATTCGACCTGGTGTGCGACTGAAATATTAGGAGTGTAAGGAAATAATATACCGTTTGTACGCCGCAATGCACTTCCTGGCCCACTGAATGGTACATTATAAGTTGGAAGAACAGAACTAGGCCCTGGACCAATTGATTGAAATATTCCTCTTGGTTTCAATGTTGCTCTTAAATCTGATTTTGTTGTCATTTGAGTTCCTGATAAATACCAATGTGAATGTCACAATCCCAACACCATCACTGCTTCTAACTGATATTTATCAGCTTGAAAACCGGCTTGACATCAATAGGTTAATATAATATACTTATATCGAACAGGAACCATTAAATGGCTAGAAAAAAGACAACAAAATATCTTAATAACAAGGATATGCTTAAAGAAATACACGCGAGCAAACTTACATATTGTTCATCAATTGATAATGCTTACACACATTTTGACATTATCGTAGATGATGTCAGTGAAATTACTCCCGAAAACATCCAAATCGCCAAGGAAAACCAAGCCAGCAAATTATCTGGCATAGGATATGAGAATGGTATCAATCATTGGCATGACACAGATGGCGCACGTAATACAAAGCCTAAACAGGCTGACTTTCGTGTAGATCCAGCAGATATTCCTATCGAAAATATTGTTTTTCGTGTCATGACGTATGGTCATATTCCAGAAACGCCTGGACGTAAAAAGAATCCTAAGACTGAAGCTGATAAACATACACGCCTCAATTTCCCACCATTCAAGCACTATGGCTACATTAATGGTGAATGGCGTGAGGCATTGCGCAGTCATTGGGAAGGTGGACTTGAGAACGGTGCATTCCGTATGGATCAAGGTGGCCTTACTCCTGAGCTAGCAAAAATGATGATGAAGCTGGTCGAACGCTATGCTATGCGCGGTAACTGGCGTGGTTATACCTACAACGATGAGATGCAGAGTGCAGCACTGTTGCAGCTAAGTGAAGTTGGACTCAAGTTCAACGAAGCCCGATCGCTGAATCCGTTTGCTTATTACACTGCTACTATCACTAATAGCTTTACCCGTGTACTCAACTTGGAGAAGCGCAACCAAAACATCCGTGACGATGTCCTTCAGGACGGCGGATATATGCCAAGCTTTAACCGTCAGCTAGATGATGAAGCAGCACAACAACGCGCCAGGTCAGAAGACGAAGAAAAGGGTAACCAAGAACTCAAAGACAGAGGATACAACATCTTATGAGTGAAGAATTTATGCGTGTAACTGTAAACGACAAAGAGTTTGTCGTGATGAAGCAAGTAACGGCTGAGACTGACAAATCCCGTACATTCCGATTTACAACTGAAGTTGATGGTAAGGAGCGTGGGTTTACATCAACGCTTGAATCTAGTTTTGAAGAAACTATGATGAGAGAGCATGGACTAAACGCTGAAGAAGAATTAATGCTAATATTAGAGTATGAATTCAAAGCTGAACTACAGAAATTTGTTGACAACCCCGTCTAACCTGTTATAATCATTATATTAATTTGAGGTCGCACTCTTGACAAACTTATTTAAACATGCTGCATGTTTCACAGACGTCCACTTTGGTAACAAAAATAATAGCCGACAGCACAATATCGATTGCGAAGAATTTGTAATCTGGTTTATTGAAGAAGCTAAGGCTCGTGGTTGTGAAACATGCATATTCTTAGGCGACTGGCACCATCATCGTGCTAGCGTTAACGTATCAACACTTAACTACAGCGTAAGCAACCTTAAAAAGCTAAGTGAGGCTTTTGAGGAAGTTTATCTGTTGGTCGGCAATCACGACTTGTTCTACAGAGAGAAGCGTGAAATCAACAGTTTCCCTTATGCTGACTTGTTTGGTAATCTGCACATCATAAATGACGACATACTAATACAAGACAACGTTGCACTTGTGCCCTGGCTTGTTGGTAATGAGTGGAAACAGATGACTAAGCTAAAATCTAAATACGTGTTCGGACACTTTGAGCTGCCGCACTTCATGATGAACCAAATTGTGGAGATGCCAGACCATGGTGAACTTAAAAGTGAACACTTTGAGAAACCGGATCTAGTCTTTAGCGGGCACTTTCACAAGCGCCAAGTGCGAGACAAGATCCATTATTTAGGTAGTCCTTTTGCACATAACTATGCGGATGCTTGGGATGACCAACGTGGAGCCATGTTCCTTAACTGGGGAGGTGAGCCTAAATATGTCAACTATGACGGCCCGCGTTACATCCGCCTCAATCTCAGCGACCTGATTGATGCGCCTGAGGACTACCTAAATAGCAAAACTTATTGTCGTGCAATGCTTGACGTTCCAATTAGCTACGAGGAAGCGAACTTTATTAAAGAGACATTTATGACTCAGTTCACACCACGTGAGCTTAGTCTTATTCCTGTCAAGAAGGAAGAACTTAGTATGGACCCGGCACAAGATGGTGATTATATTGTAGAAAGTGTTGATCAAATTGTTTACAATCAACTCGCATCAGTCGATAGTGAGATGATCAATACTAAGCTGCTGACTGATATATACAAGGACTTATAATGATCAGAATCAAAAACATCACAATCAAGAACTTTATGAGTGTGGGCAACGTGACCCAAGCTGTAAATTTCCAGGAGGCTGGGCTCACTCTTGTGCTCGGCAACAACCTTGATTTAGGTGGTGATGGAAGCCGTAACGGTGTTGGTAAAACAACATTAATCAATGCCCTCAGCTATGCGCTATACGGCAATGCCATTACAAACATCCGCAAAAACAACCTAATCAACAAGACCAATAATAAGGGCATGTTGGTAACGGTTGAATTTTCAGTGAACAGCATAAACTATCGTGTTGAGCGTGGGCGCAGTCCTAATGTGCTCAAATTCTTGGTAAACGATCATGATGCAGTTGAAGAAACTGACGAAGGTCAAGGCGAAATGCGCCTTACCCAGCTAGAGATTGAACGAGTGTTTGGTATGAGTCACATCATGTTTAAGCACCTGATAGCACTTAACACCTATAACGAACCATTCCTTGCACTGAGTGCTAACAATCAGCGTGATATTATTGAGAACCTACTAGGTATCACAATGCTGAGTGAGAAGGCAACAGTGTTAAAAGAGTTGCTCAAAACTACTAAAGATCAAATCAAGGAAGAAGAGTATAGGATCAAGGGCGTAGAAAATGCAAACGAACAAATTAACAAAACAATTGACGATTTATGCCGCCGCCAGAGGGTCTGGAAAAAGCGAAATGACGAGACAGTGGTTGATTTGGAAAAGTCAGTCCAAGAATTGGAATCACTCGACCTCAAGTATGAGCTGGCTCAGCATGTGGCGCTTGACAGCTATAAGCAAATCAGTTCTGAGTTGGCTGACTATAACAAAGCCGTTGCTGGTTTCGAGTCCGAAATTCTCAGAGAAAAACGTAACTTTGACCAAGCTCAAAAAGACCTTAAGGCTGCTCAAGACCATAAGTGCTACGCATGTGGGCAAGATCTCCACGACGACGCCAATATTTCAATCATCGAGAGAAAGTCACAGGCCGTTGAGTCGGCAGAAGTTGCTCAACAAATTGCACAAGAAGCAATCAGTGAAATCCAGGATGAAATTCAGGGGCTAACCCTTCCAGATAAAATTCCAGTTACTAAATACGCAACGGCGCAGGAAGCGTATGAGCAACAGAGTCAGCTTACAACCTTAAAAAGTAAGCTAGATGATACTCGAAATGCTGAAGATCCGTATGTTGACCAGATTCAAAGTCTTGGAAAAACTGGTCTTCAGCCGATAGAATGGGATAGAATGAATCAACTGCACAACTTGCGTGAGCATCAGGAGTTTTTACTCAAGCTGCTCGTCAACAAAGACAGCTTTATCCGCAAGCGCATCATTGAACAAAACCTACAATACCTCAACGGTCGACTCAACTACTACCTCAACAAGCTTGGCTTGCCACATGAGGTTGTATTCCAAAGTGATCTTAATGTAGAGATTACTGAACTTGGACGTGAGTTAGACTTTGACAATTTAAGCCGAGGAGAAAGAAATAGGCTGATCCTCGGTCTCAGCTGGGCGTTCCGTGACGTTCACGAAAGCACAAATACACCAATTGACTTTATGGCTATCGACGAATTGATTGATAGTGGCATGGACTCAAATGGTGTTGAAAGCGCACTTGTTGTGCTAAAGAAAATGCACCGTGATCGTGACAAAAACATCTTCCTTATCTCACACCGTGAGGAATTAATTGGACGTGTTAACAACACACTCTATGTTGTAAAAGAAAACGGATTTACCAGCTTCAGCCCTGACCAGGAGTTTGACATTGAGTAAAAATAGTGCTACAATTAACCCATGTAAGGAAATTTCCTTATCAAATAATACATCCACGATGAGTGGAACCACATATATCCCAACCAGTAACTGGTCCAGTGACTGGAATACAGTTAGTGTAACGGGAACTGGTTTAACGTCTAGTCCTAACCAGACCAGTCAGTATTGGAT